GTAAAAGGAGTTGATCCTAAAGAATATTTCGGTACATATAATAATATAGAAAGCTTTGCCAATCTTGATCTTTCTGAAGAGAATAATCAAATTGCAGTTTTAAAACAAGCACTTAATGATCAGGGTTTTGAGCCTGAAGATGTCACTACAGAAATCGAAAGATTGAAAAACTATGGTGATCTTGAAACAGTGGCAGCAAAACACCACAAAGTGTTGATTAAAAAGGAAGCAGCAAAGCTTCAGCAATTAGAAGAACAAGGACAGAAAGTATTACAACAGAAGGCAGCCATTAGGAACCAATATGTTAATAATGTTCAAAGTGTATTGCAAGAGAAACTAAAAACAAAAGAGTTTGATGGTATTCCTCTTAATCCGAAATTAGTTGGTGAGTTACAAGATTTTCTGTTAACAGATAAATACAAAACACCATCTGGAGAAACCCTTACAGATTTCGACAGAACAATACTAGATCTAAAAAGACCTGAGAATCATGAGCAGAAAGTAAAGGTTGCTCTTCTTCTAAAGATATTAGAAAAAGATCCAACCCTTTCAACAATCCAAAAATCTGGAATTAGCAAAAAGTCTAATGAGTTATTTGGAGAAGTGGCAAGACAAGTAAGTAAGAGTGGTGTAAAATCAAGCAATAAATCTCAGGCAGCATCTCAATCGTGGTTTTCATAAACAAATAAATAATAACTTAAACGAATAACAAAAATGGCAATTCAAACAATCCCAGGACTTACTGGTTTTACGTATGCAAGAGTAGCCTCTATGGATAAACGTGCTGTAGGTAAACTTACAGACGCTAACCACTTAGAGAGTTTCCATAGCACCGAACCAGCAGATTATGATAAGAAAATTATCAGTCTGTACACTCAGAGCTCATTGTATAGCAATGACTTCTTAGACATGATTAACAAAAGCACTCCTTATTACATTGATAATAATAGTGATGCTTGGAAATGGCAAGTAGCTGTTCCTTACAAATTTCCTAAAATTATTGACATTCCTAATTCTACATGTGAATTAACTAAACCAGGAATTGATGGTCAAGAATTTTCTTTGGTTTTGGACACTAACGAATTCTCTAAGAATGCAATTATTTCTGTAGGATCTCGTCAATATGGTCCTCGTTTCTATGTAATTAAAGATCCAGTTCCTTGGAACGTGGGTTATTTATACAGTTTCACTTTGGTTAGTGATAACCCAACTGTTGATTACGTAAGTTCTAACTTCTTACAAACTGGTATCGAACTAGAATTAGTTGATGCTGCAATTGGTGAGTTTGATCAGGATTTATTAGGTCTTCCACGTTTGGGTGAGCAAATCACAATGTTTGAATCTTTAGGTTCTGCATATGGTTATGAGCACAAAATCACTGAATGGGCTGATGATAAAATGATGGTTGATGCTTCTGGCAAACCTTTGGATATTTTGGTATATGCTCCACAACGTAGAAACCAATTACCTTTAACTCGTAATGATGTTAAATGGGAACCATTCATTGAGTTCTGGATGCGTAAATCTATGTTGGAATTAAAAGTTAAGCGTATGATCTGGAGCAAACCAGGTACTGTTAAAACTAATGGTTCTAAACAAGAGTTGAAGCGTACATCTGCTGGTGTTTACCACAGAATGCGTAACAATGGTAACTTAGTACAATACAATCGTGGTGAATTTACTGCTAACCTGATTCGTTCAGTGTTTGGTGATCTTTTCTACCGTAGAGTTGATGTTAAAGATCGTAAGGTTAAGATGTATACAAATGAAGCTGGATTTGATGTATTTCAACAAGCTTTGAAAACAGATGCTCTTAACTCAGGTCTTACTTTTATGGCAGATAGCGGTAATCGTTACATGCAGGGTGAAGGTCAGCACATTACTTATAACTTTGCATTTGATGCAATGGTTACACGTGAAACTGGTCGTGTTGAATTGATTCACTTGAAAGAGTTGGATCTTCCACAGAGCAATCTTGAATTTGGTCAGAACAAAAAGAGCACTCCAGTATTTATGGTGTTTGATGTTAGTCCAATGAGTGATGGTTCTATGATCAACAACATTCGTGAAGTAAGAATGAAAGGTGCTCCTTCTATGACTTGGGGTTATATTGATGGTACTCGTCATCACTTAGGATTTGCAAAATCTCAAGGTATGTCTAGTGCTAACAAATTCCCTGGATATGAAATCTGGATGAAAGATCGTTGTGATGTTTTCATTGAAGATTTATCTCGTACAGTTTTGATTGAGGAAATACCTCAGTTCTAATAATCCTACCAAGAAGGGCTCCCTTTAACTCCCACCTTTAGGGAGCCCTCCTTAAAACTACAGGTAATTGAATTAGGATATGTTTCCTAATTGCTGGCTCTTCGATGAGAATTTACCTGCTAATAAAACCAAATAAAATAACTACATATGGGCAAGGAAAAATGGAATACCTACACTATTCAAAAAAGAAGTAGGGACAAATCCATTCTCAGAAATAAATTATATGTAAAAGGTTATTTGGAAAATAAGTCATGTGTTGATTGTAATAATTCAGATATTAGAGTTTTAGAGTTTGATCATGTAAGAGGTATTAAATTATATAATGTATCTCACATGGTAACAAAAGCTTATAAATTAGAACTTGTAAAAGAAGAAATTGATAAGTGCGAAATAAGATGTTGTAACTGTCATAGGATAATCACACAGGAAAGAAGAAACAATTTAAAAATAAACCAAATACAATAATTACATTATGGGAAAGATTGGAAAAATCTCAACGCTAAAGAAAGAGTATAATAACTCTCAACTGCAAACTATGCAAGGTGGACTTGCTACCAAAGGCTTAACAAGAATTCCTGGTACAGGAGTATTTAAGTATCCTTACAAAGAACTTGATGGTCAGTATAGAACAGGTTTAGATGCTAATGCTGGATATATTAGACGTATTTCTGATCCTCTTGAAAGAGAGATGGAAGTTGAAAGAGTTACAGCATTAAAATCTAAATTAGAAATAGCTCTTGGTGATGTTAACCTAGGACCTAGATCATCTTTCTGGAACTATGGACTATCTACTTCAACAGAAGATGTACTACATGTACAAGCTGTTAAACTGACAGATGGTGATAACTATTATGATTTAGGTAATCCTTTCCAAGAACTAGCATTTTCATGGTTGAGAGTTCATCCAACTATTGCTTCTAGTTATCAAGCTTGGGAAAGAGGTGACTATCCTGCTGACATACAATTTTATGTTGCAGATGATGAGATTGAAAATGCAATCATATTCAAGAAGAAACAATTGATCAATAAAGCAATTAGCAAATTTGATGTAATGACTCCAGAGAAGAAAAAGAAAGTTGCAAGACTTCTTGGACTTCCAATATCAGATGATAGCAAAGAAGAAGTTGTATATAACCTAGTGGATAATATTTTGAAAGAAACAGAATTCAAAGGTGGTAAATTCCAAGGACTTTCAACTGTAGAAGTATTTAATAGATTTGCAGAAATGAAAGAGAACTTGCTCCATATTAAAGATCTTGTTAAACAAGCTGTTACCCATTCTGTATATAGAGTAAAACCTAATGGTAGAATTTATGAGGGTGATTATGAAATAGCTGTTGACGAAGATGCATTGATTAAATTCCTTGCTGATGATGATAACCAAGATGAGTTGCTCACATTAGAAGGAAAACTTAAAACAAAGAAACTCGCTTCGATATGATACCAGTAGATAGTTTATTATATAAGATCGATCAGAAATTAAATAAACTATCAACAAATGAACATCAGCAAATTCCTTTAGAAGATAAAATTTTAGCTTTAAACGAAGCTCAGATAAAGCTGATAAAACAAAAGGTTGATGGTCAAAATACAATTTCAGGATTAGGACTTGATGCTTTCAAAAAGCGTTATGAAGATCTTCAAAGTCTTGTAATTACATATAACCATCAACCTCTAGATTTAAGTATATTAAATTTAGAACTAAATCAGTGGAAGGCAAACGTACACCTACTTGAGCCTAAATACATGTTCTATATAGATAGTTATGTATTAGCTGATAAAGGAAGATGTAAAGACAGAAAGATTTGGATTAACAGAGATTTAGCAAAGCATGGTGATCTTGCCCAGATATTAACAAATGATCATTACAAACCTTCATTTGAGTATCAAGAGACGTTCAACTTTATTTCTTCAGATGAGATAAGCATATTTACAGATGGTACATTTACACCAACTCAGATATGTATAAGTTACATGAGATATCCTAAATATATAAATAAAGAAGGATATATAATGTTAGATGGATTAGATTCATTCGATGAAGATTGTGAATTAGAATTATATCTGGAAGATGAACTTTTAGATCTTACAGTACAAAATCTTGCAATGTATACGGAGAATGCTCCTGCTGTACAGTCTGCACAATATAGAATACAAACAAACGAGTAAACAATTAAATTAAAATAAAATGGCTGATTTTTCATTAACTACCCTCTTCGTGGTACCTGTAGGTAATTCATTACCTGTGGCTGGTTCTACGCAAGACTTGACCGCTGGTCAATTTGGTGTTTTCACTAACACCTACACTATTGCCAATGCTGGTAATATTGCAACTATTCCTTATTTCTACTTGGCTCAAGGTAGAACAAACACTTATTTACAAGGAAGTAAAAGATCTGATAAGATTGCTGCTTCTCAAGTAACTGAATGGTACAAAGTTACAGGTTCTCCTGTTGCTTCTAATCAAGTAACTGAAGTTGTTGACTTCACCGTTAAACCTGGTGATGTTGTAACTTTAACCTTGCGTGCTCATTCTAGCTATATTGATACCTTGTATTTCAATGGCTTCACTCGTTCAGTAACTGTAAATGCACCTTGCCTTGGTTGTGGTGATGATCCTTGTGCTGATGTTGATGTTCCTGAGTTGATTGATCGTTTGATTTATCAATTAGAATTACAAGCTCCAGGTAACAACCCAGACAACATTTCTTTTAACACCTTCTATCAATTCCAACGTATTGGTAATAATGCTAGTGCTAAATTAGTTATCTCTGGTAAACCTTTGACTCAGTATGGTCAACCTTGTGATGTTGCTGCATTCCCTTGGGAATATGATCGTATGTACTTCCGTACATTCATCTATCCTGGACCTGCAACCACTGCTGATTTCATCGTTGCTGATAATTGCAATATTATAGCTAACCCTGTTATCACACAACGTGCTTCTTATGTTGCTGGTACTTCTCCTGAGATTCAACAATTAGAAAAGAACTACTATAGCTACCAAGCTGGTTATTTGAAGCATCTTTACAGAATGGTTGGTTACAACGAAAACTTTGAGAGTTGGGTTACCGATGGTACAACTTATGACACCCTTTACATTAAATTCAACGAATATGATAGATCTGCTTACAAATGGGGAGATTATATCGTAGAAGATTCAATGGTTATTATTGCTGCTCCTCAAGCTTTGAGTGGTGCAATTGAAACTTTATTGGAAGTTGCTTTAGGTGATGCGGTTGATCAAAGTCCTTGTCCAATCGTTTCAACCACTAGTACTACAACTACTGTTTGGCCTTCTACTTCAACAACAACTACTTTGATTCCATAAGAAGAAAGGTAATTAATATCATATAACCTATGCCAGAGGGTGAGAGGAAACTCAAATTCCTCTGGCATTATTATTTTAAAAAATATGGCAGATCTCAAATTAGAAATATTAGTAGTTCCTACGTATAACACTTTAACATTAGGTATTGCTGATGCATCTACCTATCCAGTTAGTCCTGCTGTAACATCTCCTACAATTGAAATAACTGTTCCAGGTTTTGGAATGGTGTCTCTTCCTTTTAATATTAACGATTTTAACATTTTTAATTCTGCATCTCTAGGACTTACAGCAGTGGGTGATCCATTGTTGCCTTTACCAGATGGTGTGTATTATTTAAGATATTCTGTTACTCCTGCATATATAAACTATGTAGAGAGAACAATTATTCGTGTTGAACAACTTCAAGAGAAGTTTGATAATGCCTTTATGAAATTGGATATGATGGAATGTGATCTTGCTATTAGAAGACAACAAAAAGTTAATCTTAATAGTATTTATTATTTCATACAAGGATCTATTGCTGCTGCAAACACTTGTGCAGTGGATACATCAAACAAGTTGTATGCTCAAGCAAACAATATGTTAAATAATTTCATAAAGAATAATTGCTATTGCACAGGTAATAACTACGTAAATAATAATTTATATTAATATGGCAAACTGTACAGCATGTGGAGTTAAAGTTGGCTGTGGATGTCAACTAGTAAATGGAATGTGTTCAGCATGTAATTATGCATCTAAACAAATAAAAAGATTTAAAAATGCTATCACCAAGGCTTACAAACTGCATAGAATGCTCTAGTATACCTGCACTTCTTGCAGATATTGATTGTAAATTAGCAATTCTTGCTAATGATGCATATAACAATATTGTATTTATATTAAATAGACCTATCCCAGATGTAGTAATTGGTGACTTGCTGAACTACAAAAGGATATTAACATACAAATATTGTAATCCAGATTACGCTTATCATTATTCAATAAAGATGATAGCAAGTAAAGTAAAACTTTTAATTAATAAATAAACTATAAAAATGGCTTGTTCCAACTGTTATAACGGATGTACTGAGATTGTCTCAGATAAATGTGTAAGATACACAGGATTAGATGTTCCTGTTCTAGGAATTCAAACTGGTGACTCTCTATCGTATGTTGAACAAGCATTGATAGAATTTCTCACCTCTACATTAGATGGAACAGGTATTCTCATCACTCTACCCCCAGAAACTTATTGTACACTAGTTACTAGCTATCTACCAACTTGTGGTGATATCACTGCTGTTAACTTGTTTGAGGCTTTAGTTAAGTCTGCTTGTGATCTTCAAACACAAATTGATGCAGTTGTTGCTGATCTTGTTATTTTAAATGCTGATTATACAGTTGGTTGTCTTACAGGTGTAACTGCTTCTTCTGGTACACATGATATCCTTCAAGCTGTAATTACAAAGCTTTGTCAAATAGATGTTAGTCTTACAGCTCTTGCTTTAGATGTTGACACAAATTACGTAAAGCTTTCAGATCTTGATGCATTAATTCAAGCCTATATTAATAGTGTTCCTGCAAGTACACAGTATTATACAAGGATGATTCCGTTTACAGTTGTGGAATATTACGGAAGTCTTTCTTATTTTAACGCTACAGGTGTTGGTAATCCATTACTTGGTTTTGAAGATATCTATCTATGTAATGGTTTAAATGGGACTCCTGATAAAAGAGGACGTGTTCCTGTAGGTGCTATACAATTAGTTCCTGGAGGTACACCAGATTCTGCTGTTAATCCTGCATCCGATCCATTATTTAATTATGATTACGCTGTAGGAGATACATATGGTGCAAACTCTATTACATTAAGTGGTACACAAATTCCTGCACATACACATCTAGCAGTTAGTGTAAGTACTGTAACAGATCCTGGTCACCATCATGTTGTAGGAAATAGTCCTGAAGGTTGGAGTAGTTCTGGTGAGATAGGTATTGTTAATAGGTCTCCATATAATGTTCAAACTAGTACATCCCTTACAGGAATAACAGTAGGTACAACAACAAATAATAGTTCTTATGGTGGTGGACTTGCACACAGCAATGCTCAACCTGCTCTTGCTTGTTATTATATTATGTATATTCCAGCTCCCTAACATTCTAAATTAACTATCCCTATGTCTTGTTTACCAGGAATGCCTTGCTATGGTCCAGAGGTTTATGCATTTTATCCAAAAGGATGTTGTAATGAATCTTTAACTTGTCCAGTGAATTCTGATATTGTTATATACTCAGGACCAAACTTACCAAATACAGGAATAAATACTAATGACTCTCTCACTGTAGCATTACAGAAAATAGATGTAGCTCTTAGTAGTGATGCTATAATAAATACATTCTTAACAGGTATTGCTACTAATCCAAGTTTACAAGTTGCTTTTTGTGCATTAGTAGACCAGTGTACATACACTCCTACTACAACCACTACTACAACCAGTTGATAAACCAAATAAATAATATATGACAGTTTTAATAACACTAACCACTGCTGGAGCAGATACAGGTAATTTTAATCTATATTCAAATTTAGATGGATATACAGCAGCATTTGAAACAGGAGTAGACAAAACTGCTCTTGAGGCTGGATACATCTCATATGTAGTTCCAGATGGTACTACAATTGTAAGAGTTAAGTCTGATGCACTTTGTCAAAATTATATAGATATATCATTAGTAGAACCTACTACAACCACAACTACTACTACTACAGCACCACCTTATGATGCAACAATGACATTCACTACACAACATGTTGGTGGTGATTATGAAACATACATGACTGTAACTTATGGAGCTCTACTTGATAGTTTAACTGCCAGTGGTACTGTTCAAGGATACACTGATACAGGATGTTCAGTAACATCAGATACAGGTACCTTTGCTGCACTCACTGTAAATCCAGGACCTACTTATTATGCATTTACAAGTCTTAGTGGCAATCCACACAATGATTGGCAAAGTAGAAAACTTACCTCTTTAACAGTGGAAAGTATCTCTATTATTAGTAATCCACAAGATATAGTAGTAGGTGGTCACACATATAGAATAATAGGACTTGATATTTGTGAGACTCTATAAATAATAAAAAACTCTGTTTTATTGGTTTTACAGGGTTTATCTCCTGGAGTTTTCACTCTGGGAGTTTTTGTTTCTAATCAACTTGATTAAACTATATAACTAAATAAGTTAAATTAATTTGGTAAATATAAAAATAAATACGTATCTTTGGGCTAATTTAACTAAATTAAACCAAATATGTCAGAAAATCAACAGCTGTTACAACAACTTGAAAGACTTTTAGGTTGGAAAAAGAGTAAGAAGTTCTATGCTGAAAAGCTTGGAGTTACAGAAAACGAGGTTGATGAACTATTAAATGAGTTAAGGAATAGGGAGACTATACAAGATGATGCTGAAGCTGGAGTTTATATCAGTGAGTTAGAAGAACAAGTGTTGAAGTTTGAAGAAGATCTTGTAAAGGGAACTGGAGAGATTATCATCAATTCTAAGAATGAAATTAAGAGTCTTGAGGAATTGATTGAAAAATGCAACATTGATACATCTAAGTGGGAAATAACTAAATATGTCCAGAACTATTGGGGAAATGGTACAACACCTCATTGGCAAGTTAAAGCTTGGTTAGGTAAGAAACAAGCAGAAGAAGTATTTCAAGATTCATTTGTAGAGTTTTTATCTACATATGAACCAGCTTCTCCAGAAATGGTTGTGGTAAAATATACTCCAGAGAAACGAGATGGTTGTATTATTATCAACAAACAGGATAGCCATTTAAACAAATATGATATAGATGGAAATAATGATATCATAGATCGATTTGCAAGTATTATGTATAAGGTGGAAGTTATATTAGCACAGGCTAATATGTCTAATAACCTTTCTGAAATTAAATATATAATTGGTTCTGATGAGTTTAATAGTGAGTGGACAAATATGACCACCAAAGGAACTCCTCAACAGAACATACATTCATATCAGGATTCATTTAAACTAATATGTGAACATGAGGTGTTAATGGCATCACTATTGTTACAGTATTCTAATAATGTAGAAATTGTATATATAGCTGGAAATCATGATGAGTATGTAGGATGGCATTTAGTTAGTTGGTTACAGACATATTTTAGA